TCCCATTAACAACAGAAGCAGTTGAGCCTCCAGACTGTTTGACCCAGCCAGTATAGTTGGAGTCAAACGTACCATTAGGTATCAACTCAACATTAAGATTCTTTTTCGGGTTCTCCCCCGAATACAATTTGCGAACGTCTGTATCCTCCAATGCGGAGGGGAAGATTTTTACGTCTCGGATTTGGCCATTCAGATAATAATTGGGTGTGGCGTTATTCGTGCCAATTCCCGCCCCAATGTGTATGTTGTTTGTAGCTGCACCTTTATTACTCCAAGTATCTGCGTTTGAAGCTACCTCAACCCCGTTAAAATATAACTTTTGATCTGTTCCGTCATAAGTCCCAACAACATGAAGCCACTTGCCGTAGTGTGCTGAAACATCTGCACTCGCTGAATCAGAATACAAATCAACCCAAAAAGTAAGGTTGTTGGTGCTGCCGCTAAAGCCAAGACCCCAACCTGCATTAAAGGAATTGTCGTCAGCCTGCATGGCAATCGTTCCCCAGTTGGATTGAGCCGCAATTTTAACCCATGCTGAAACTGTGATTGTAGTGAATGCCGTAGGGTCTACACCTGTCACTTTGGCATAATCATCAGTCCCATCAAAGTCGTAACAAGCCCCGTCCTGAAGCCCCTGCACCGTGCTGCTGTTAACCGTGGGGAAGCCGCCGTGATCTAGGATTCCTCCAGTTGTCAGCGCACCCGTAAGTGTTCCCCCGGATAACTGAAGGTAATCGGCATGTTGAAAGATCACTTGGTTGGCCGTACCGTCACCAACCCAGATTTTCCTGTTGCTGCTGTTTATGGCAACCTCACCCGCTCCGAGAGAAGAGGGGGTTTCGTCTGCTGTATTACTATGTGCTAACTGTATTGTGTTTGCCATTCGGTTCTCTCATTTTCTTATGACCAAGTAACGGAGTCTGACGCAAGCGTTTTGTTGGTCAACGTGTCTGTACTGGAAGCCGTTATATAACTAAGGCCAATAACAAAGTCATAAATCTGATTTCCTGTGGCTACTGTAGTCGCTGCGTCAGTAACCGCCGCTGTATCCAATAAGGCTGAAGTTCCTAAATCTGCGTCTACCACAATGGTGGCATCGTAGGCTTGGACATTAACCCCAATGTCTGCGTCTACCACATAGGTAGCATCATAGGCTTGGACATCTGTACCTATAACCAAACCTAAACTTGTTCTGGCGGTTGACCCACTTTCAACAATCCAGCCGCTAACTGAACCAACAATAAAGTTTCCATTAGCATTACTGAGGCCAGCAATTGCAGCTAGATCAGTATCATATGCTTGAACAGTTCCACCAATATCTGATCCCACCAGATAGGTAGCATCATAGGCTTGGACATCTGTGCCTATGACCAAACCTAAACTTGTTCTGGCTGTACCAGCAGTTAACCCTCCTGTCCCACCGTCCCACTTGAGCCGGTCAGTATATGCCGTGTTCCACTCACCCGAATTACCTCCAGTAGCGGTAACAACGCCTCCAGAAATAAAGGCTTCATCGGTTTTCCAGCCACTTGTTGTCCAGTATAGTGAGGGATCAGTTTGTCCTGCTGTGGTACATTGAACGAAAAGACCCGCTGCGGGGCTTGACGCTGCTGTGGCCCTTGTGGTGTTGCCTTTCGCCAACATGATGAACTTATCCTCAATCTCAAGGGTCTGAGCGAGGGTAGTGGTTGTTGCGCCGCTAACGGTCAGATCACCGCTCACCGTAAGGGCTGAAAGATTTACGGTAGAAGGTAAGCTTACCGTAACAGTTCCTGCATTCTCTACCACCGTCACTTCATTGGCGGTTCCTTGGATCGTACATGTGCCTCCTAAAGCAATATCGCTTGCATTGCTTCCGTCACTAATAACCCATTTAGGGTTAACCAACTTAGCGTTAGCAACGCTTCCAGCTAACTGAGTATTAGTTATTGTTCCAGTTAAAGCACTGGTGGGATAAGCTGTGGCATCCGATAGATTAAACGCTGGAGTGGCATCGGCTGCTCCTAATGCAACCACGACTCCACCGTAAGAAACGGTACTGTTAGTCAGGTGGGTGTTGGCTATAGATACAAGGGAAATCACTCCTCCCGAATCAGCACCCAAATTATGGGCTGACATGGCGAAGTCATCTGAATTGAAGCAAGCGACACCTCTCTTGGGGGTCGTGGCATTTGATAAGGTTGCGGCCCTACCAATTATCTCCTCAATGACGATTGCCTCTGGGTTTGCCGAGTTTCGTCCTATAAACAACTGCCTGCTTCCATCTACCCACCCAAACTCACCGTGACTCAACTGTGCGCCACTTGTTGTGGGAATAGTTGTGGATGCGTGATCTGCGGTTGCGCTTCGTTTTACCTGTGCTACGTTAGCCATAATATTTTATTGCCATGAGGCTGTACCAAGATCAAATGTTGATGTGATCGCGGTTCCAGCCGTGAATGCTTTATTTGTCATTATTTGTGTGTCTGTATCTCCAGTAAATTCTCCCGTTATGCCTGCTACTGATTTCATTTCGGCAAGTGTCAGTACAAAACCAAAATCAATGACATCCTGAATTCCGTCTTCAAGCTCCTGCGAACGGAATAGAGCATAACTGTTTGAGTTGTCAAGATCAGTCTCAGTTATTGGTGCTCCAGCATTGAAATTAACATAGTGGGTTAATTTAGGGGTAACCCGCTTGATTTGTAATTGATACGTTGCGCTTTCGGTTAAGCCGTAATCGGCTGGAATTGTGAAAACTCCATCAGCAATCGTGTAATCATTGTAATTTGTTAGCTTAGCTATGCCTGCATCTAGAGCAGTCTTGAATGCAACCAAGCTTTGGCCTGCTGAAGAGATGCGAAACTCCAGATGGTGAAGATGAAGATACCCAAAAGAAGCATTATCGGGATTAGCAATAGTGTGTGCCAACACGCCTGAGCCGTTAGTTGCCTGAGCCGCATAATATCTAGAGAAAGCCATTACTGTACGAGTTCCTGTAATTGTTTCTGGGTTGCATAGTCGTAACCCCGTTTTGCTCTGGCCAAATTAGGGTATTCTTCCAGAGTTGCAAGTTTTGCGTACTCTCGATATTTCCCCATGATTCCCTTTATCGCTTTAACCCGTTGATCTTTATGAGTTCCTTGGTGTATCAAAAGCTTTCTCTCCGCTAAGACTGTGGCTTTTCTGTAGGGGACAGACGCAAAGAGTTTCTCATAGGCTTCTCTGATACCTACGCCATTGATCTTTACTTTTCCTATGTTCTCTTGATACCTGTCCCATGCAGATTGGCCTTTTTCATTTTTAAACTTCCTCATATCTAGATGAGGCGAGCCATTAATTCTAGGAGAAGGAGGACTAAACCCAAACCTAATCGAAGCAATCTCATTTAAGATGGGGTCTTTTGTAGCCTCGCTGATCATCATCGGATTAATTGCTGATGACAATATTGACTCTTCCCACATGGCAGGAACCTTCTCCCCTAAAAAGTTTCTCTGAGGATTAACCTTACTGGCTAGTGAGGGAACCTTGGCCATTATTCCCTCCAGCACTCCATAGGACTTTTTCATGTAGTTGTCATCCGTTAGAGGAGTCCATTGAGAAATGATTTTCGGAATATAGGAAGCAGCCTGCTTCTTTAACAAGTTAGGCAACTCACGTTCAGGATTAATCGTTGCTTTTAAAACCCTATTCATTCCTCCTAACCAGATTTTATCTGCCATGTTATTCGACATTGCAACAGCCCCAGAGAGCATGAGAGCAAGGAGACCGTGTTCTTCAAAGTCACCCTCTTCTCCGAGTCGCTTTGCTGTGCCATAGACATCAGCGGCAAAACCTAGACCAGTTGCCCAAGGATCAAGACGAGCATAGGAATAATATTTACCGTTAATTTTGAAAGAATAAGGTCTCCAACCTGTGGCGTAATCGTTGTTAAACTGAGCCTGATCTTTTGACCCACCACCTGTAATAACGTCACCAGCGGCCAAGCCAAGTGTAGTCATCCAATAGAACCTCCCGGCTACGATACGTCCTTGAGCAGCGGCCATTCTTATAGGATCACCACTAGCCATATCTGCTTGATATTTTAGATGAAGATTCTCTAACCACTTCACTCTCTTACCAAGCATCGTCCCCTTTGGAGAGGCTAGGAAGGGCATACTCATACGTTGGAGAGGGAACTTAACAAGGTTTATAGGAACCTTTGTAAAAGGAACGACTAAACGGAACCAAGGGTGATTATGTACAGCATCCTGTATTTCTTTTCCAATTGCGCGTCTAGTCTTTGACACCCTGCCGTCAGCCTGTAGCTCTTTCAGGTCATCATCTAGCCCTCTAGTATAGGTTACATCATCAGCCCAAGCCTGTGCTGAGTCAGCTAACGCGCTTTTCTTAGGATCAAAGTGGGCCGTCCGATAATTATCCACAAACTCGGATTGATCTAAATATTTAGTTGGAACCTCTTCACCTGAGCTTCTATACCGAGACATCAGTTTTTGATGCTCTTTTATTGCCTCTTCGCGAATAGCCCTTCCTGTATGCCTCTTCCCGGTATTCCGAATTAGGCCGTCCATCCCATCAGCAACAAACCGAGCAATAGCATCTGCATCAGTCATGCCATGTTTAGTTGTGGCCTCCATCGTAAGGCGGGCATAAGAATTTGCGCGGAATGAGATTTGTTTAAAAAGTTCATCTATACCAATCATTGATCTCATGGGTAGCCTGATGATATTCCCTGCCCAATCTAAAGTTTCCTTAGCCCATTGTCCGACAGGTTGCCCAAGCATGGATACGTCATCCACAGCATCTGGGAGGATGTCGCTGGTAATCTTATGCCCCGGTGCGACATCAAAGAGATCAGAGTTATCCGATAAGGTTCCCTCTCCAGATCGGAATGCTTTTCTTCCACCCGCGACAGATTGGGTAGCTTGAGCTAGGTTGTCTCCCGGCCCACCCTGTCCTCTCTTGTAGAGAGCAGTTCGATTCTTATGGTAGGTGTCATCGGTTATAAGCTTACCCATTCGACCAGCCTTGTTTAAACCGAAAGCAGCCAAGACACGGATAACCTGTAAGTTGATCATGCCCTGCTTTAAAAACTGGTCAATCATGGCCCGTTTTGCACCTTCGCCTGCCTCTCCTAGTGCTCTTGCTCCCCAGTAACCTTCAAACGGTTTATAATACATGTGGAGACCCGTAGAGATAAAGTTCACGCTTTGCGTCTTGGTTCCGCTCAATAGCGCATTCAGCCAATATTCGTTGTGAATCTCAATTCCAGATGAAGTCTGCGCTAAAAACTTTTTGGCTGCGATAGCACCATCAACAGCTTCGTGAGCATAAGAATCAAAGATGCTTCGCATAGCATTAGCATGTTTGAACATCTGCTTGGCATTGTCCCCATTCGGGCCTGACTCCATCAAAAGCTGTTCCATCTTAGAGAACATCTCTTTATGGTGATCATCGTTTGCTCTCAGTAAACGTCCTGAAGCTGTTCCTAGTTTCTGAAGAGTGGAGGCTTTATGTATCGAACGCTCAATCTCGTCAGCGTATTTACCCATTTGGCCTCCTGCTGCAAACTCATCTAGTGAACCATCTGTAATCTTATAAACAATCTGACGTATACGTTCCATTTGGATTACCATATCCATCTTATAAGCATTCATTCGGATGTAGGCTTCTTTTAGAACCTTCACATCTTGTGAAGCAGCCTCATCAAGGGTGGTCTCCATTGCCTTGTAAAGATGCCGTCCATCTCCAAAGTTTTCTACGATACGCGAAGTCATGGCATCCCTGCCCATAGTATTGGAATCAGCAACATCAGCGATGCCATCCATTACATCATCCTGTAAGAGTTTCAATGCACCCTTACGGTGGGGATCACGAACATACCCGATAGCAGCCGCAAGAGTATCAACATCTTTAGCTGTCCATGAAGCGGCATCATCAGAAAGCTGTGACATCCCTTCTCGCATGTTGTGCATGAAGAAAGACATCAAACGTCCTGTAAAATATTTAGAATGGGTATCTATAAAAGTCGCATCAAGGTTAAGAATTCTGGAGGCATCACTCATGATTTCGCTGAGAGGTCTACCTGCTTTACCCACTTTCTTCCCAATGCCTCGACCAAGGTTTCTTAATTCGTGAGCAATCTTCATCCCAGCTTTACGGCCTGCGGGAGTGTTGCCTGATTTAAATAGGATTCCTATTGCTTCATCATCAGTTAACTGCAAATGCTTTGCAGCTTTGGGGTCAAACTCATACTTGTAAAAGTTTCCAATACCTTTTCTACGGGCAGCATCAATCGTTGCTTTCTCTATCCGCAGGGCGTAACCCTCTGCTGTTTCCTTTACGCCTCTTGGAAAGTAAGCTTTGAGACGTTCACGCTCTAGCACGAACCGTGAGAAATCATCAATATCATCAAAGACATCTTGCGGGATACGCATCTGTAAAGGAGTGTCCCAAACCTCTTTGGAAGCATCACTCTTACCACCTTCCTTAGTCCAGTTGTCCCAATACTCTCGAAGAGATTTTTGATCTAGGACAACCTCGCCGCCCTGCAACCTTGCCAACCCCTTAATAGGCTCACGCTGAACAGCATTTTTAGACCGAAGTTTTTTGGCAATCGGTTTAATCTTCTTAATAATCTTGTCAGCAAATTTGACGGATTCCCCGCCCGCTTCGTCTAGATTCTCTTCGATTAAATCTCGCGTTATCCTAAGGATATCCTCTTCAAATTGCTTGGTTTCTTTTGCCCCCTTAATCCCCTTACCTGTATTAGCTCGTCGTAAAATCTTGTCTAGATCACTTAACCAGTTGAACGCGGGGGAGGCATCAGATAAGTCCCAATGACCACCAGCGGCCCGCAGAGCATCTGTTGCGCCGGTTTTACTTCCAACGTCAGGAACACCCATTAACCCCTTCAGTTGAGTTGGGGTGAATCCAAAAATATCAAGTAACTCTCGCAGTTGAGTAAGGTCTGCTATCTGATCCTTTTCAAGCCCTGCTCTCTCTAGGTAGGCTTCAGAAGCGGGGCTGTCTCCCGGCTTTCCGCTTCCCTTTTTCGCACCCTTAAGCCAGTTATCAAATATTGCCTTATCGTGCCTCTGTAACTTAACAACAGCCTCTAAAGACTTTTCAATATCAATGAAGACAGAACCCTCAGGGGTTTCTCCAAGAGTTCTTGCTGGGATGTGGCTATCGACAGGAGCGGGTGCTGCCCCTTCTTTATACAGCGCAGGGTCGTTCATTCGATCAGCGGTTGCGCCGATAGCTTTATCAGCTTCTCCGCTAGTTCGAGCAATGGGGGCCGCTGCATCATTTGACTCTAGCTTCTGCCTGTGTTTCTGTTTCTTTTTTGCGGTGTCCTTAGCCCTTTTAGCGAGTGCCTTATTTAGTGCTCGTTTCTTTTTTTCTAAGTCAGCAAGTTTTTTCTCCATTTCAACGACTTGATTCTTAGTCATCTCTGGACTTGCCAACTCTTCTTCTGCAATCTTTTTATTTAAAGGGTTATCTGGGTCTATTCTGTTTAACTCCTTTTCAACCCTTCTAGTTTGATTGGCCACCTTCCTAATGGCTTTCCCAGCAGCAACATCCTTTCCATAGAGGATGCGTTCTAAGGCCGGTTTGCCCTGCTTCCCTGCGGCCCTCATCGAGACCTTTAAACCTGCGATAGCATAGTTAAATAGAGAACCAAACAGCATACCTTCAGCGGCAAAGGCGACCCTTCCTGACACGTTGTCAACAGAGTTTGCAAAACTAAAATGGAAACGATCTGCTAACTCTTCTGTTGGAATATCTACCCACGACTCAGGATATTCTTTCGTATACTTAGAGTGACCCTTAATAGCAAATTCGAGATGCTCTTCCATCCCGTCTTCAGTAAAGAAATCGTAAATCCACTCAGTCATGAGCATCTCATTGCCTTGGCCATGACCTTGCCAACCTACTCCCTCCGCGACACCCCCCATACCAAGGCCCACTTTTCCAGTTTCATACAACCTTCCTACCTTGGTTTTCTTAAAGTCTTGAGACTTGCGGTAATTCAGTAAAAATATTTCCCTCTCTTTTTTCTTCATGCGGGGGATGCCTTTAGTTTTATCCCCATGCCAAGCCGATCTTGTCATCTTTGGCTTACCAAATTTAGCCTGAGCACCTTTGGTAACTTTGTAACCACCCACTAAAGAGGAAGCAATATGACCACCTAAGTCTCCCCAAAAGAAAGCGTTGCTGTTAGGGTTATCATCAATGAAATCAGAAAAGGTTGCCATCCTGTCGCTCGCACCTGCCACATCAAACGGTAGATTAGCAGTAGCTTCGGCTGTTCTCGCCACACCCTTCACCCCACCCAGAACAAAGTTGGTGACAGGATGCCGTTCATCTCTAGCAGCCTGCTTATAGTCCTCATCAATTTGCCCATAATGAGCAGCTAACTTACCACCAAATCTGTCAACTTCAGATTTCTTTTGATCACCTATTTTTATTCCACCGATTGGCATATTTATTTTTTGGGTTTGTGGGGTATGGACAGAGGTACAATCGCAAATGGATTCGGCTGATCCCTCAAGCGACCTGTTACTTGCTCAGTTAATCCCGATCTACTTAACAGCATATTCCAAGCATGTGCTAATTCTTGGGGACTACCTGAGTCCATAATCATTGTGTATTTAGCTAAATTTTTAGAGTAGGCAGCACCGTCCACAGCCTGAGCTTTGTCCATTTGGGTAGGATGATTAACACCAGAGGCAGCTAGTGCCATTTCCTGAGCGACAATCCCCCGTCTAGACGTAAGGCCAACTGACTCCATGCGGGTAGTGTGGACATCCTTTACTCCCTCTGTCCCCCAGAGCCAATCAGGTAAGAACCTACTTAGCATCGCGTCGATTCTCCCGTAAATCAAAATATCTCCAGCAGCAGCGTGTGCAGCATGGCCCAGAGGATAGACATTCGCAGCGCGATTCCGCACATCCTCATCACCAATCCCGGTCATACGGACTGAGGCTTCAGTCGCTCTACCGACAGCACCCTCGGTGGATTCTGGTTCATCAGGTAGCGTATAGATAAACTGCCTTTTAAAAATCGTATCAGGTTTTGTCCTTAATTGTCCTACAGACAATCCCATTCCAGTATCAAGTTCATACAATGAAGCGGTTGCTTTTCCTCCTGTCAGCATACCGTACATACCCCAGAACCGCTTTCGCGTGACACCATCTTCTAGGTTAACCATCCCATTAATGATATTCTTATTGTGTACCGCGATTCCTGAAATAAAGTCTTTATCACTAGGGCTGAAGTAAACGTCTTGATATGAGTTCACCTCATCATTCTTTAAGAAGGCTTCAGTTAGATTCATCGCAATAGCCCCTCTCACGCCGTTCGGCATATCTGAGGGTTTACGAGCCATGAACATACCTAGTTGTTTATGAGCCATGTTTGCCCACGCAGTATGAGCATTCCTTCGGATGCGCCGGTCTTCTGAGGAGTCACCGGGATGAAGGATATTATGTCCTGAACTCTTTTCAAAGAGAGCAGCCATGCCCTTAACTTCATCCGTGAGTAGATCATCAGGATTAACTGAGGGAGCGGGACTCTCATCAGATTTTTCACCCGAATCATCTGATGGTTCTTTGGTCGCCCCGATCATCGCTTCCTCCCACTTATCGACAACATCTTCAATCTCCTGAAATCCACCCCAATTGTTAATCATCAGGTGATTGTTGAAACGGATATCTTTAACGTCAAAAGGTAGCTCATAAGTTTGACCACCAGATTCTAGGGGCAGCACAAGGGTAGGTTTGATCTTACCGTTCTCAACAAAAGTTTTCCAAGGGAGTGCGTCATTTAAAAGAATCATTGCCCTAAGGCTATCTTGTTTCGCTTTAATATCCTTCTTCGCTCCCGCCATTTTAGATATATCACCGACTTCTTTTGCTGCATCGTATTCGTATTGAGCAGCCAGAGTGTCTGCAATAAGCTCTTGGGTTTGAGTTTCACGAATCTCTTGAACTTTTTCTAATTTAGACCACCGATCTAGTCCCGCTTCTCCCGTAAAATACTCAGCAGCCGACGAAGTTGAAGCCGAGCTTTCGCGGTCTCGGTACTGTTTATTTGTCGTTGGCTGTTGCGGCTTAGAATATGCCGAGGCTCTGCGGCTGCGAGCGATATCCCCGGCTGATGACGGCTCTGCCGGTTCTTCTTCTCCCGGCTGCTGCGCTGGAGTTGGGCCGTTAGGAGAACCGGGGGCAACAATCAGTTCTTGTAGTGCCTCCTCATCTGCCTGTTGCTCCATCTCAGTCTGCCTCAACTGCGCGGGGAGGGTGTTTATTGTCTTCCTTTTAAACTCCTCCTGCTCCTCTGAATCCTGCCTCACATGGTCGTTGTAACGAGACGCATAGATCGTAGCTCGATCTCTAACGTAGTTTCTAACTTTCGTATTTATTGCTTCTTCACCCTGCTCTTCAAAATGCACATCTCTTTCTTCTTTGTTGGGATGTTGCCGTTGATACTTAGCAAGCTCTCCACGAGCAAACTTATGAGCGTCCCGCAAGACCATCTCCATTGTTAGAGTGGCTGCTTTTCTTTGGGAAGTTGTAACAGTATTAGTAGAAATATTTATGCCTGTAATCTTCGCGTTTAACTTATCGGATTTATAGAGATTTGCAGGAATAACCTCATTCATCATTACTGCGTTACCCGATCCATTGATTGCCTCGACCACAAGGTTCTCAGCATTAGCTGCAAAGGCTTCAAACTGATCTTCAACGGCCATGTGTTCCTCTAAGAGAACCATCGCTCGACCTAGCTCTACATCTAATTCACCGGGGAAAGACTCCGATTGAATCTCTCTCAACTGTTCTAAAATTGAAGTAGGGCTGTGCCATCCCTTCATGTCATCCGTCAGCTTGCCAGTTGAAAGATTGTTGGCGATCTGGATGAGGGTTTTCGTTTCCTCAACACCGAGTCCAGCCGCCTCTTCCCAAAGGAAATGCGTAATAGCAGTCTCAATCTTAATACCCTCTTCAGTAAAAGTAGGGTTCTGCTTTCTAAACCCTTCTAAAAAATCTTTTGTTTCCAGTAGGTTCTCGGCTCGCTTGATTGCGTCAGGTAGCGACTCCGATCCCTTGAGTGCGTCCCTAAACATATTTTGTACTTCATCCCAATAGGGGAGGTCGGCTTCTGTTTGGAAATCTTCAAGTTGCCGTGACATGTGAAGCAGCAACTCATCTTCAAAATCTCCTTCATTTTTGTACCTCGTCTTTTTTGTCTCAGTAACAGAATCCGTTGCCAACTGAACAAGGTCTCGAAAGGTGTTGTCGTTATGGAGCTTGTCTTCGGCCAAGTGAAGACCGCTATAACGGTTTGTTTTCTGGAGTGCTAGAGCAATCTTTCGTATCTCGGCTCCATCTCTAGGAGGCCAACTAACATCTAACGCAGCCAATTCAGGAATGTCCGGCCAATTATTTATGTCAGATACGAGCATCTTTTTAGTTCGATTGAACGCATCCTCCCTTGCTTTGGTTTGAAAGGCATACGCTTTTGCCGAAGCGGCTTCTCGTTCTCCCCAGAATTCGTATGTGCCGTTTTCGGTATCATCTATGCGGTTAAACATAGAAACCCTTGAGCCTTCTTTAGTGAGTCGCGTCATCCCCACAACCTCTTCAAACACCTTCCCTAGCTCATCAAGTCTGTGGGGCTGCTGATCAATCAGAGTCTTAAAGACAGGCATGACCATCTCTTTAAAAACTGCTCCATTAAGAGAATGATCATGTCCTGCCTGCGTTGCCCATTGGTCAGAGATAAACTTTTTAAACTCAGTAATCCCGTGCGGCTTCCCTGTGGCAGGATCAACTGCACCATAGTTAGTGATGCTATTTAAAAGGGCATTACGACCTGACTCATAGAAAGTCTGCCTGATTTCGACCTGTTGCGCTTTCTTTTTATCTGCTAAATGAGGCGCAATAAGTTTTCTCCGTGCTTCTAGCCACTTAGGAACATACCCAACATCCCAATACGCACCTACCTTTTCATTTTTGGGTTTGCTGAAGTTTAGCCGATGCTTCTCTGCTACTCCAATGAGTGCCTGTTCATAATCTTCAAAGCTTGTGGTATTTTTCAGCGCAAAGACTTCCTTTATGAACTCGGCGTTACCTTGAAGGCGATCAGCATCTTTGTAAGCTTCGTTTCCAGCTAGGTTAATCAGTTGGTTTCGGTAGATGTATGGGTTATCCCATTGTGAAAAGCCTGCCTTCTTTAAAGCTGATTGGATGTCATAGGAACCATCCCGCATAGCTGCTTCCATCTCGGAATAATACTGATTAGCCTCAATCTCTGCTCTTCCAGAGCGGTTATTCATGAACTGACCAATTGATTTATTGAGCGGTTCAAGAACAGCGCCGAGTTGTTGTAGTGCATTAGCCCCTCTAGCGGGACGGGCTTGCCCTTGGATAGACATAGGACTACCCCCTTTAGGTTGGTGAACCGGGACGGCCCCTAAGTATTCCGTAGGGGTTCCTTGAAGTCTTTTCCTTTTAGCTGCCATTATCCTAGTCCCTCAACCAGCCCAGAAGCTCTAGCTTCAGCCCCTATTGCATCAGGTGTTTTTAACTTAGGATTACGGGTCAGGTAATTGTCATAAGCCCCAACGGCCCCCATCGCGCCTTTAAGAGCGTAGGCTGCTCCTGCTGGTTGATTGATGGGACTGTAGTTGGACACCAACCTAGACGTAGTGCTGAGATTCAGGTAATCCAAATCTCTGTCAAACTTCGCTATCCCTAGCTCTGTCTTCATGTAAGAAGCCTCTAGGAATTCAGCGTCATGCCGGTCAAACTCTTGATATGCTAACTGTAAGCTATCTCCTGCTATGCCCGCTTCTCCCCCTGCTGCTCTAGCTCTACCAGCTACTTGCATAGATTTCTTAAGGTATTGCTCACGGACTCTAGCGGCAGCGTCCAGCTTATCACGCTGATCTGTACTGAGGTGTGTGATTTGAAGAGCATGTTGCTCACGCATGTTCTCACCAACTAGATTCTGGTGCTTCTCAGTTGCAGCCGCCTGCTGCTTGGCTCCTGCATACTGGACAGCAGCACTTGCTATCGACATGACAGCCATCGCTATCGTTGTCGGCTCGCAAGCTAATATTGGCGTAATCTCAAGTAGCATGATGTCTTAAAAATAACCTAAAATCTTTTCCTTCTACTCCGTAGTTCTCAAAATTCCTAACAAAATCAAAGCCCACCCATCTAAGCCATTTAATATAGACATCCTGTCTTTCGTCAATGACATTAAATAAAACCTTAAACTCATTATGTAGTACATCTACCCACGGGCGGGAGTTTCTAAGGAATTTATGGGCATATTTAAAGAGATCATCAGTTCCGAGGAGCCAGACAACGCCAAGGCCGGGATGGCCAGAGTCACGAACACCAAAGATGGCGCAGGGGTTTCCTGATTCCTTGATCCAGACGGTGTGAACTCTGCTGGACTCAAGGATTCCATCTTCAATGATGCGTAAAGGAGTGATCCTTGAGACGGCAGCAAGCTCTGCCCTGTCGGCAGCGCGTAAGTTGGCTGCGACATGTGCGGCATCTCCGATATTACTGTATGTAACATAAGCTAATCCGTAGTCCCATCTACCCCCAACGGGTTCCTCTAGAATACGCGCGGCCTTCATAGTCTATACTTAAAAAGTCTGAAGGATAAGGCGTGGCGTTGCTCAAGGTAATATCCACCTTATCATTTTTTCCCTGAATCCCAAAGGAATAAAATCCTTGAGATAATACGCTTGATCCTTCCACTCCACTTGCATACCCCAACTCCACACCATTAAAACTGTGACTACTGCTAACAGAAACATTCTGGGGCTGATGCGTGACAGCCACGCTGAACGATCTGGCGTTAGTAAATTCTAGAGTTCCCCTTGCTAGTTGATGCCTTCCTCCCAAGAGGGTTCCTTTGCTATCTCCCTGAAGTTTCTTCCGCAGGAACGGACGAGATAATTCGTAGGTCATCGTGTAAGGCTCGCCCATGATTAACTCCTGCCCTGTCAGATCAACCCCATTGAAAACCGCAGTTGTGCTGGTTACTGAAGTGGCAGTCAGCGGAGTGTTGTCAGCCTTCATGACCGTGAACGCAGCGGATGGAGCATACGGAAGAGTTATGGTTGTGTTACCCGTAGCAAAAACTACAGTATTATCTCCTGATGCCTTAGTGATTCTTCGATCCAAAAGAATCTGATAATCCTTACCAGTATCTATCTGGGCATCTTCAAAGAGAAGTGATTCAATATAGACTTCATTGCCTCGCTTGATTACAGCGTATAATTTGTTACCAAGAAAATCTATTGATAAAAACTGAGAATATTGATCACCTGTCTCGTAAGTGAACCAAGCAGACTGAACCTTCTGGTTGTTGTCAGCTAGATAATACTTGTAGATATAAAGCCTCGCCTTCTCTCCCGCTACCGTTGCGTGATCTGTCAGAACAACAAGGACATCTTCTGAGGGACATGTAGCCATCTTGATGATGTTTCCCTTGATGTACTTAGGGATATGAGCAGTCACATCCTTAGCGTCCATGCTGTCAAGCTGATCTTTCGACAGGAAGTATTCTGATACTCCTCCAAAACCAGTTCGGGGAAAGGTAAAGAATACAGAACTACCGGCTAAGACAGGAGTAGCTGTAGTGCTTGTGTTGAAATCTGTAGTGGGTGTGATGTTGACTGTCTTTGGGGACAAGTAGGCATCACCCTGTAAAGCGAACTGCTGATTGTCACTAAAGAGTAGCAGTCTCTCGGAATAAGTAAGAGCAGAGCTAATTTTTGCCACACGCTCTGAAGCAGCAGAAACATTGATTGGTGCTGAATCTAACAGCGCAGCAACGGTTCGTCTAAAGAAGTTAAAGAACTCACCTGACTCACTCATGCACACCTCTCTGTCAGAAATGAAACCAAGTCGGTTCTTGAACAAGAAGATATCTGTTAAGGGTTTTCCGACAAAGGATGGCATTGGGTTGGTGTTTTTGTCGCCTGCCTTTCTTTCGTTAAACGCCCGATGACCAATCTTAAAGAATTTCGTACCATTAGGTCTGAAGTGTCTGGTTAAAATTACAGGAAGAGACCGGGGATTAATGGCGGCAGGAATATTAAAGCCTGCACACTCTTTCCACCGTCCATGAGATAAAAACTGTGGGTCTTTGTTATCCGAAACAAACTCAAGGTAATAATCATCTGCCTCTTCCCTAGCGTTACCCACCACTTTAACTATATGGCCATGCCTACATATCTCAGGGAGCTTTGCAGCTTCATCAACCTCGAAGTAAGTCAACTCTAAGCCGTTCCCACCTAAGTCATCTGAAACGGAGATGTCAAATTTAGTGGTAGGACTAAACGTGCGGAGAGCAATCGTGCTCCCCTTTTGTTCGACATGCCAATCCTGACCAAAGAGACCAACACGCTTAGTCTCATCACTAAGCTTCTGGAGAATAAAATTCCTATCCTGATTAATTTGTGGACTAACTCCTGCATTGACGCTTCGGTCTGCTGCATTATAAGTTAAACCAACCCCCTCTTCTCGTTGTGCCAAGCGACCCTCGTCCTCACCATCGCCAAGTGTTTTCTGGAAATGGGTTAAAGCACGGCCATCAGCCCGTTTTAGGGTAGCAGCCGTTCCATCCCCATGAACAAGATACTGCCCGTTGTTGATGTACATGTTACTGGCGAGCATCTCAGCAATCCTGTCAGTACCAACTGCGGTTTGATTCTTATTCCCTGTCCACTTAGGACTCCGATAGAAAAACTCACCATCGTAAAACTTAGCAGAGGAATCGTCATCAGTTGTCCCCCCGGTGATAAGACCCGTTTGGGTTCCTGTTCCAGAAGCCCCATCTGTGCTGGTTCTGTCTCGGTTCTCATCCAAGAACCTATGGGTGGGGCAGTCAGGATTCTGCAACCCGATCTTCATGTACTCTTCAAATTGTCCAACTTTTACGAAGCGGTAACCCGTCTCCCTAACAATGAAATCCAGACCCCATGAGTAATCATCGCCTTCATAAGGATAAACGGTTCTAACTTTATCACGATACTCCTGTTCTTCTGCTGCTTCCTGTGATCCAAGTTCTTGATCTAAGAAAATGTCATCGAGTGTACTGACTGTTTCAGAATCATAATCGTCATCAGTTGAAACAAGCCCATCCGCATCACAAAGAAGAATCTCCCAATCATCGCCAACAGCATTATTATTAAAGAAAGTTTGAAGGTCTCGGACGGTGGTCAGATTGTTAAAAGGATTCTTTGTGTTGTCGGCATAGTTATTGTCCCCCCAATAGAAGTTAATCCAAAGAAATATCTGGGACTCAGTTGGGTTATAATAAAGAGCCACTCGATCAGTATCTTGGTGAGCCTGCTGGTAAGCTCCCTTCTCATTCTGCCACTTATCTAAATCAATACCCATCTGTGCTCTGCGAAGGTCTTGCTTAGATGATTCTAAGAAAGCACCTCCCTCTGCGTTGGGCATTAAGCTTTTAGAATCAGTTCCCCAACTAGCAAAGACTGCGTTAGGTCTGTCATCCCCACCTTGAGTAACTCCATAACCAAACTGAAAGTTCTGCATCAGCCTAATCAAAGTCGAGTTACCTACTCCAGCTATTGTATGTTGAACCCGACAGATAGGGCGGGAGACCGCTTTGTCGCAGTTGTTATAAGTTTGGGAAGATACAGTTGCTCCGTACAATGTGGTGTACGATTTAGTTGCTGTGGTTTCTCCAATCTCAGGTTGTGCAGCTTCAATGGCATCAGTCCCTATCTTGATCTTATAATACTTTGCGTAGTCAGCCTGTCGAACGGTGATGAAGGCTTCATATCTCCTATAATTAGCTGACCATGAAGACTCTCTAGTGGCTATCGTCTTGTTGATTAAGAATGTGGTGTCTCCAATAGTCTTAGCCTTGATATCCTGTGAAGGATCGCTAATAGCCAGAAGATATTTATAGGGATTGATGCCTAGCCGGTCATCGACATCGACATCATACTTAGCTCCTGTATCTAAATCAAAAACATACGGCCCTACTCCCTTGCTACCACCGTAGACCGTGCAAGTCCCCCCAGCATCACCAATCTTAACGATTGACCCTGCGGTACGATAATCACTCTGGGCAAAGTATCTCTGGGCTTGGGAATTGTTTACGCTGCTCCAATACTTCAGGAAGTAAGAGCTTTCCCCAGAGTTATCTTCAACTGCTCCCGTGAGGTTAACATTTTCAGCAACCGTAATGGTGTTGGTAGTCGTTGAGATAATAATAGCACGGGGATTATTAGCTGCATTGCCAATCTTAATAAGCAAACCATTGGCAAGCGTGGTACAATCTAAAGTGCCGTCTGTCTTAGTGAGGACATTACCACTAACAGAAAAGCGAACTGCTTTATGGGTAAACCCAATGATATCACTCATCGCTAATTCTTTTCTGACGAGCTTATCTCCTAGTCCTGTTCCTTCAGCATTGGTCTCAAAGAAAAGTTGATCACCATCAATAAACAACCCGTAGTTCGCAGCCTTAGAGTAAACCCAAGCGTCTTGGTGTCGTAACCAAAACTTATTGGCAAGCTCATTGGCTCTCAACGTCTGTCCACTTGTTCCTGAAGAGGTGAGGCTTAAAGTTTTGGCAGGCTGGAATAAAGTAAACGGAGTCCACCGACCCCAATTAAAATATTGAGCACTTCCCTGCCAGTTATCAGAGGGCATGTTGATCTTTTCACCAACATCATAGGTATGACCTACCGTATCATCGAACCGAATAGTGATGACACCATCTATCCATGCTCCTGAATCTAACTGAATAGACTCGATCAAGAGTCCTGCTTTATATTGGTCATTTGCATCTCCGAAACCTTGAGCAACAAGCTCTGTTGTCCCTAGCTTGATGAATGTGGTATCAGTTAAGAGTTTTTTAACAGTAAAATATAGATTCCCCGGTGAGACGGTTCCTATTGAATGAACAAAATAAGTTACCCCCTGTGTGATGCCAGCGGGAATCTCATCCGAGTGGCCGAGCATGACAAACTGAACCTGATCTCCTACCGAAAACGCATGAGCAGCCTGAGAATACAAAACCGCACCTGATGTACCCACCCCTGTAATGTCAACCTCAGTCCCCTTGTTAATAACTACGGCAAATCTCTCGTCAGCATCTCGATGGGTTACATGAAGAAAAGATTGAGTTGCTGAACCCGCATTGACATCGACCTCCGCAACATGCTTTAGCGGCGGACGCTTAACTAATCCCTTAATGTGGGATGAGTAACCGTTAATTTGTTCAGCCGCTTGGGACGGGAACCTTTGAGACTCAGCTTGCTGGCTCGCCCCTTGTGACAAATTAGTAACTGCATATTTAACAATAGGCATTATACTGGTTTCACTCTGTAAAGACTGCTAATGGGTGCTATGTTTGAGCTAGAATTCCTTGCTACTGTGTAATAAGGAAGTGCCGAATCAAAGATAGAGATGTCAGAATTGTCGGCTTCCGCTTGGAGAAACTGGGTGTAGGCATCCCGCTCTTCTTGAATACAAAATTGAAGTAATTGAGGGTCACCAACATGACGCTGGGCAAACACTCTAGCGGCTCTCATCGTAATAAACCGCCGAGCATACTCAGGAAGCGCAGGCTCTCCTGACTCTGACTGTTCAAATGGAACCTGATATACAACAACTGCTGTTAGATCGTCATTAAATTCATAGGTTCCTCCACTCTTATCATAAATAAACTTACCCCTAACTATGGGGTCGGCATTATTATAATCATAAATATTTAAGTCTACCAGTAAGGCAGTCGTAGGGGTTACCACACGATTAGCATAAATAATATCAGTCCCGGTAACTGTTTGGTCAGCCACAAAGGTATCCGCAGTCGTGACCGACGAAACAGTTACATCGGTTATAATTCCAACGGTAATCTTCTCACCCTTGATAAGGTAATGAGGTTTCTGTGTAGTGACATTTACATTAGTAGCAATTGCATCTATAGCAAGAGTACCTGTGCCTTTATAAAGCTTCTCATTGTAGAGTCTATTGAAATGCCAACCTTCAGACTGAACGGCTTTGTCTACTTCTTCTAAAATCTTCTGAGCATCATAAGCTTCACCAGAGGTTTGCAGGGTAGCTACCCGTGCTTGCCCAATGGTGGACAACATCTGGTTGATTGCCTCTAGTTTTGGTGTTGTTGCGCCGTAAGCCATAATTTTTTAAAAAAGAGGGAACCCCCATATTTCAGAGGGTTCCCAATGTTAATCAGTTATCAGGAGGCAGCACCACGTTGGCGACTGTCAGACCAAACAACAACGGACTCAGGCCGCAATGACCCGTGACCCATGCTGTACTTGGCAACAAACAGATTGCCCTGACGAGCGATCATATACTCAGACTCCATCGTCAAGTCCATCAACTTCAAGGTAGCAAAGCCACCCTTCTGGAAGACGATACCAGCACAATCCTGATACTTCAGGGTGTAATCATTCGCAGGCGACTGCGATGCCCATTGGTTATCCGTGCTGACATCAGCAGCACTTGGGAGATGATTACTTGTGAGGATGGTAATACCAGCAACCTGACCTAAGGTTCCTGCCGAGACCGAACCAGCACCACCAACATCTTTGTTGATAATGGAGTTCACTACGTCAGTATTCTCAGAGTTGTTGATCAACTCGTAATACATCTTAGGAGTGAGGATACAGTACCGATCACTCTGAGGAACGTCCTTCTCATCCAACAACCGTGCCGACTCAAAGAGAGCCTTGCGGAGGTAAGATGCAGTAGGATCATCGCGTAGTTTGCCAACAGCAGCACCAGCACCAGAGGTGTTAGCTCCATCATAGTCCGAGACAGTCCCCGCAGCAGTTTGCGAGTACACAACCGAACCTTGCGTGGTGACACCAGAGATGAACGCATCAGCAGGAACCAAACCATTGGCATCCACACCATCTGTTCCATCCTTAGCACCTGTCTTGACCGCAACCTTCAGTACGTTCTTATCGAACCGATTCGCCAAAGCCTCACCTAGCTGGTGGGAATAAGGAGAACGTACATCAAAGTGAGAGACCAACTCATCAATGGAGGCAATGAATGTCGAAGACATCAGCACCTTATCAATGTGAATCATTCGCTCACTATTTTTGATTGCGTTAAGACCGCCCAACGAGCCATCAGCGTTTGGCGCAACTGCCAAAATGTCTGAACCCGGTGAGTAGTAGCCGCTGGCAGCAGTACCGATTACCGGGAACTGTGCCGATTTCCCCTTCGTGATCGTTCTGATCGTGTGAAGGGGCTTCATGATATTCTTTTGATCGAATACCGTTAATACTTCTCCAGCAAATTTCTTGAGGAAAAGTGCCGTTGCGTCACCGACTTGCTTGTCGGAACCTAAGCGACCCGCAAAGTTGCTGCCGCTAATACTGAATAGATTATCATTAAAACCCATAATATTTTATCTTTCTGTTACAATTACAACTAATCAGCCCTAGCACTCACTAAGGCTTACCACAATCCCTTTCGGATTGCCGTCAAGTTGTCTGTCGCAACAGGCTATTCAGCGTCCCCTTTGGGCAAATCTAGCGGCCCAGCTAACCAACCTTCAGGTAGAGTGACTCTATTTTTAGAGAGTTCCCACTCCTCACCTGTCCAGTAATAAACTCGACCTGTAACGCTTGGCCCGATACGAACCAAAGTGTCACTCGTTGGAATGAAGACTACTCTTTTGCCACTTGTCAAGCATCCGTTGCTTCCAAGCATCACGCAACTTACGAGGCACGGCAGGAGCAACCGTTGCTTTAACAGGTTTAGCAGCTTCATCCCATAGTAACTTAAGTATCTCCTTAAGAATTGCTAGAAGTGCCGCTACCATTGGCGTGATCCAATTTCTTTATGGTCAAACGGGAACCTGTGTAGCCAAGGGCAACCAAAGCAGCCATGATTAGGCCAACAACCTTGGTTAAACCATCGCTTCCATCCAGTATTCCAGAGGAAGCAACGGCTCCAATGACTACAGCCAGCATGCTCATGTAGAACTCGGTGGATTTATATCCCGGTTTCTTAACCGTTTCGTTAACCACCGGCACACTTACTTTCGTGTTAGGCATATCAATAGTTGTGTATGACTGATAAATTATTCTTGGGAACTCTTGTTAATTTCTCCTAGCTTTACCTCAACCCTGTTCGTCCCGACTCCGAGAACGAGGGAGGGAAGAGGAATATCTATAGCTAGATAAGGAATCTTAAAGCTGATCCTTTCAGCAGATATCTTAGCGTCAGGGAGAACCCCTGCTGCTTTACCTAAGCACAAGGAGGGAATCTCCCACTTAATGGTCTGACCAAACAAGGTGACACTTGGGACAGGCTTAAGGTGCGCCCCAAAGACACTAGGTTTCTTTCCATTTGCGTTTGCAGTCGTTGCGAACAACGCTACACCAATAATAAGTAATATTTTTTTCATCGTTCGTCTTTCGGATTATTAAGCCAAGGTTTCGGGTCAGCGGGTGGGGGTTCCACCGCAGGAGCCGGTTTGGCTGTTGGTTCTGATTTCTGTTTCCCCTTTGGGGCCGTCTCTGGCGTTTCTTGTAGCATATTATTTTCTGGTTATATGATATCCCCTGATGTCGAAGCGATGCGAGACTCCACATGTGCGTGGAAGTTCCTGTCACCAGCTTGATAACGGGGGTCTTTCATGTCGTTTGTCATTTCCATGAGTGATCCGTACCCACCTACTTGGTTCGCCTTACCACCCTGAACTAATTGGGGAACAGGATTCCCCTGCCTATACTGGGAGTAGAGTCCCCGAATCGCAAGCTTCGCCTGCCCCACTTCACCGCTTTGAACCGCAGTATTAAAAGCCTCTAACTCATCAGGGGCTAAGGACTCGCCTGCCCACTTGGACATTGACTCGTAACCTTCCTTCCCCCCTGCCAGTTCATGTAGTTCTGATACCATGCCTGCCGCGACATGCTCTTGGCCATTAATGTAACGGTCAACTACCTCCCTCGATAGCCCTTTCTTGGCTAACTCATCATAAGATTTATCAGTTAAACCTCCTTCTCCATATTCTTCCGAATATTTATCAAGATCGTCAGCGGTTAATAGTCCCTGTTCTTCTGCCTGCCGACTCCCTAACTTCTTTTCGAGGTTAGAGTAGGCTCTCGCCATATCTTCAGGGGTCTCAAACTTTGAGTTTAACCATTCGGGTCTTTCAGAAGGTTCCTCTTGTTCTTCTGTTTGTTCTTCTGTTTGTTCCTCTACCTTCTCAGGACTCTCTTCTTGAGCTTCATCAAGCTGGGGGTCATCAGAAGGAGCGGCCTCTTCATTTAGGGTCACTCGGTCTACCATAATTATTTATTTGTAATACTTGTTGTGTTTTCCCGGTTGTTGTCCGGCCCCTTTCTTAGGGACAGGCTTCCTCTTTATTTTCTTTCCAGCCTCTAGTTTAAGTTCGCCTTGAACTCTATCTTTATAAGCCTTTCGCTCTTTAGGGGTCATCTCATCCCCCGGTTTGTACTTCGTACTCCCACGTTGTGCTATGGTGAGGGACTTTCGACTCCCAAAGGGGATGTTTCTTCCAAACTTACTTTTCGCTGGCATATTATCCTTGTTGAGCTTGTTGCATACTTTGGGCCGCTGATTGGGCCATTGCCTGTAGTTTCTGCGGGTCATCTTGCGCCATCTTACCGGCAGCGTTAGCGACATTCGGAGCTACTTGCTGGGCCATCTGCTGGGCTTGCTGTTGCTGCTGTTCCTGCTGAATCTCCTCCTCGCTCTTCACTAAGCCCTCAGTATCAATTCCTAAGGAAGTAGCCCTTCGCTTAAGGTACTCAGACAGGTTGACGAGTGTCGGAAACTGTTCGCCCAAGAGTTGGGCTGCACCTTGAACAAACATGTCTAGTTTATTTAGGTCATGGCCTCTTCCCAATGCCTCAAGCCCTGTTACAATAGTTGTCTTGATTATTTTCTTGGGTAACTTAGGAAGTCTACCGGCTTTACTCATTCGATCCATCAGCCGATTAACAAGCGGCATCTGAAACTCTTGCGACAAGATAGAATAGACACCACCTAAGACATCCTCCAGTTCTTGTGCCATGTACCGAATTTCTTCGGCAGTCACCCTCTCTCCCTTACGTTGGATAGATGTGTTCATCAAGAAGGCAAACCCTAGCCTCTCGTTAACTGTATCTATCGTTTCTTTCGCGATCCTGAAGTCCGCGTGTTTGTCCATCTGCAAGACGGTGACATCCTGCGCGTTACCTTGAACAACAGCACCGTTAGGAGAACTAGATAAAGTGCGTGGCCGTGTGGTTCCATTGGGGTTCACTAAGAATAATACTTTGGCTGCGGCTGCTGAACCTTCAACAATCGCTTGAGTCAAACCTTCGAGAGACCTTAGGTCTCCCAAGTATTCTTCAATGAAGCCCCGCCCGTAGTCCTCATTCTCAATTCGAGTGTACCTTAAAGGTATCCAAGGGTTCTTATCAATCGCATATTCTCCACCGGCCTCCTCTATTAAGATGTCTTGAACCTCTTGTCTCGCTATCCACTTACCATCTTGACGGTAGATTCCTGTATAAACATCGACGCTCCTGTCCATTGAGTTCCCCACCCCCACGGGGTGAGTCTCTTCAAGTCTTGCCCGCACACTTGTCGGAAGAACTTCGGGGTCAATGGATTCCTTTACGATGATTGACTGTACGTTACCCATAGGGTCACGCTTGCAAACATATCTATCCAGATTAAATACCCTTAGCCCTCCCTCGTCTGGCACATATAACAGGACGTTACCAGCAACGATTAGTTGCTTGAGTGCCTCAGAGACTCCCACTCGTACCGCGCTCGTTTCCACCTCACTCTGGACAGCCCTCTCAATCTCAGATAAAGCTTTCTCAAGCTCAGTCTTAAGCTTGGGGTCGGCCTCACCGTCAGATGCTTTATCATATTCATACTTGTCTATAATCAACCGAAAGAACGGTGAGTTAGGTGGAAGTAAGGCGAGCAATAACTTAGAAGAAAGGTTGTTCACGCCCCTAGCTCCCATCCCTTGGAAGGGTGTGGGATACTCGGTCTGTCCTCCGTGTTGCTGCGGGGGGACTAGGTAGGGGATCGTTAACTCAGCGCACTCCCGTGCTCTTCGGAGATAAGTATCCCGCCCCCTTTCACATTGGGCGTAGTATTGCTTTAGGGAAGAAGTGTGCATTAGCCTCCAGAAGAAGAGTAAGTTCCACCAAGACCAGAGTTCACACCAGCGGGATTGGTGGGGCCGTCAATAACTAGATCGGACATCCCTGTTCCCCGCTTGCGAGTCTTCTTTCCTTTAGAAGAGGCCACCCTTGAAGGAGGCTTACGATCTACCTTTGCTGCCAAAGCCTGCTGTAACGGGGCTTTCATGGTAGCTAAAGGAGCCTTAATAGTTGGGCCTGACATACACATTATCTATTTAGTTCCTCAAATATACTTTTAAGTGTCTTAACAACAGCAAGTTGTCCCTGCTTGTATCTGATGACTGACATCTCAGTTTCGTCAGGCATCCTGTCAGGGATCACCGACTCCAACCAGATTATCAACTCCTCTGACACAGGAGGCAACTTCTCGTTAGCAAAATTAAGAGGTAAGTCAAGAGGCATTTTTTAGCAAGCCCAAAGTTATGAGCATAGTTTCTACTGATTTCGATAGATCATCGGGTGTCTTATCGTTGTTCAACACATAGTCATAATCATAATCATCAAGATCAGTTTCGGATGAGTGAGGGTCAAGGTCAGGCAAGTCGGTAAGGTTATGAACCTGAACTCGACGTTCCACTCTGATAATCTTCCCTCCCATCTCTTTAATGAAGGCTGCTTCATTCCCAAAGCGACAGTCGGTAATAAAGAGAACGTCATAGTGGTTGGTACTCTGTTCGATTATCCCCGCCATCTTCTTAAGCCAGTAGTCATCACCACATAACTTCCTTCGGAAGTCAGTACCCCACACCTGAAGCAGAGACCTGAAGTCCTTCTTGTTCTCTTCGATATGCTCAACCCTGAACCCTGTAATCTTAGAGAGTTCATGTTTAATAGAGTCACCAAAGGCAACCCTTCCGATACGAGACTGAACAGGCACACCTAATGATATGTCGGCGTTGAGTTTCACCACCTGTTCGTTCGTTGTCTTTACGAGAGGCGCACCTCCCTCTTTTATAAACAGATCACGGGCAAGCTGAAAGACAGTATCTTTGCCTGACTGCTTCTTCCCTGCTAATGCTATAACTTTCATGGGTTCCAATATTTAAGTTTACCGTTTCTCATGTTGTAGTTCTCAACCCGTAGTATCCTTGCAAGACGGGCTTGAACGAGAGCGTAGTCTTCGGAGAGATTCTGTTTTTCATAAGCGGCGACAACTTTGTCCCAATCCGAGAGGAGTAAGGTGTTGCCCTCCTTATCTAGTCCATCCCATTTGGGTTCGAGTATGCGGGCGGCGGTAGTTGGCCCAACTGTAGGGCAACCGGGGTAACCATCTGCTGTATCACCAATCAATGTTTGAGTCAGGTGAAAACTGTCTGCTGATTCCCGTGAAATATTTTTTACCCCAAATTCAGGGTGGTCTGGATTCCAGAGTTCTCCCGGTATCGTCTTCATGTCCTTGTCGGTACTCACGATGATCTTCCTGTTCCCTACCTCATACATAGGGTCAGTCGCCCAGATTCCCAGAACGTCATCCGCTTCCAACTCTGGCACGATCAAACCCCGCCAATGGACTAAGAGATGTTCTCTCAAAGAAGGCAAACCTATGGGTTTCCTCGTCTTCTTGCGGTGTGCTTTATAGGAGGGATCAATGTCTCTTCTAAAGATAGCCTTATCGGATAATGCAATTCGCACCCTGTCTGCTTGAAGGGCTAGGACACATGCTTTAATAGCAGAGTCCATTTGCTTTTTTGCCTGAGCAGTATCGGTATGCAGAGACCACATGTCATCCCCCCAATCGGTAGCTACCTCTGCCCCTACTGCATGCTTATACGCATAGATGTCACCATCAATTAGTAACACGGTTTCTTTTTTCTTCTTAATTGGTCTATTCATTGCATCTGTTTGTTAATCCACTCAAAAACTTTAGGGTTGTGTCGCCACACGGTGCAAAATCCAGTTGCGAATCGAGTGGTAGCTTCCTCTTCATTTGTAGCGTCCACGATCCCCATCACATGGTTCACCGCATGTACCAACTCATGTAGGAAAGTATCTACAATAGTCTTTTTTGGGTACTTGGTCACGACTTGGATAACACAATTATTCAAGTCCACGCTACCGTGGTCATCACCTGTAGTCAGCCACTCAACTTTAAAATCCTGATTAAGGACGGCAACCTTAGTGGGCCTCCTTAAGTAAGTCCCAGTTTTCTTTGTATTTTTCATACCTGCTTGGCCTGTCGGTGTGGATGATAATCCACTTGCGGGAAATCTCATTCCAAGGGAGGACGTAGGTCTCCTTTGAAGGGACAAGGTGAGCCAGTAGAACTGAGTAACCTCCTACCTGATCTCCCGCTAAAATTCTATGGTAGCCATTCGTATCAATATGAGTCGAAGACCTTACCTGTACCGTGTTCACTACCCCGTTATACTCCGTAATAAAGTCATAACTGGTGGACAGAAGCGGGTCAGAAACGACGAAGCCTCTGTCAGTCAATATTGATTTCATGGCTAGTTCTGCGGCTATTCCTGCGACCTCATGCCTAGTGTGTTTCTGCCCAGTTGGGGCCAACCCTAGCCTCACCGTCAAGGGGACATTTGAAGCCGAGCGTGTCGGTTGTCTGTCTAATGGCATTTACCGCTTCCTCCTTTACCAATTCAACTCGATTTGGCTTAACCTCCACTTGGAATTCATCGTGAATATGAGCGACGAATGCGAAATCCTGCCCATGTGTCAGCCCCTTCTGTATAAGATTTTCGTACAGATGGACAGTTGCCTGCTTCATAACGACTGCCCCTGCTCCCTGCAACAATGTGTTAAGGGCAGAGTGAGCACTCCTTATAAAAAGATGCCTGCCATCTAATCCTTTCAAGAAGTCTCTTGAACCTAACGCACTTGAGATGCAAGCCTTTAGTTGAGCTAAAGCCGGTAGCCTCTTGAGGAACGTGGCCTTGATTTCCTTTCCAGCCCTCGCCCCCTTGCCAATGATAGTACCAACCTTTTGGTCTCCTGCTCCATAGAGGAAGGCATAAATAAATGTCTTCGCCGCATCTCTCGTCGGAAGTCCCGCAGCCTCTTGATTAACAACATGTATATCGCTTTCCAGTATCTTATTCGCATAGTCACCTTCATCATAGGGGGATAGGTAGTGCGCCAAGCAACGTAGTTCGAGGCCAGAAGCATCACAACCTATTAGTTTGTAGCCTTCTGTTGCCCTGAATAAACTCCTGCACTCCTTACCATAGGGGGTTCCAACGCGAGGAACTTGGGCCATGTTGGGGTTTGAGTGGGTACACCGTCCCGTGACGGCTCCATTAGTATTAACACTCCCAAAGATACGGCCCCCTGTTTCGGCCTTAAGCCACGCCTGCCTACCTTCAGCCAGTTGACCCATCCGCTTACCTAACAGCAGGAACTCGCGTAGCAGGGTAACAGCCTTTGCACCCGTTGAATCCTTAGCAAAGTTCACCTTAATAAGGACAGCTTCGTCAACCTTAGGTTTCTCCTCAGGAGTCAATTCCGTTGGCTTCCAGCCCAATCGCTGAAGTCTATCTGCAATATGATCTCGACTCGCAGGATTAAAGGGGAGGAGTTTGATTTTTTTCGGGCCTTTCTCTATCTGCTTATGTCCCGCAGCAAGAGCGGCTTTCTTTGTGTCGAACACTTCTCCTCCTGCGAGCCAGAAGGTAGACTTCATCTCCTGCTCATCAGGAGGAAACATCTCCTGAAGCTGCTCGTTTAGCTCTAGCTTCCGCTGACTAAGCTGAACATATAATTTACGAGCGGCTTCAATATTAAAACGGAATCCATTCTGTTCCATGAGATGAATAACGGTAGCAAACTTATGCTCAAGGATGAGACATCGCTTGTCCCACCCCTCCTTGGATAACAGGCGATACAATTCGTAAGTGACTTCAGTATCCTTGATGCAGTAGCACATCATCTCTTCGCTGAAGTGATCAAACCCATGATCAGCCAAGAAGGTTCCCTTCAAACATCCAAGCCGATATCCCCAAGCCTTAAGCCCGTGAGAGCCTGCCATTTTATAGGGGATGTATGTAGACGTTACATTAGCCAAGCGATCTTGGTCAGCTAGGTTGGTGTGTATCAGTCGAGAGAGTACCAAGGTATCGGTGACCTTCCCGGCATATTCAAAACGGTACAGCTTCTTCAGAGCAGGGAGATCAAAGCGAATAATATTGTGACCGATTAGTTCATCCTGTTTGAGCAGAAAAGCTAAAGCCTTTTCGATCTCTCCCAAACCAAAGGTAGTGACTACACCAGTATCAACATCTCGACACACAATGCACCAACAGGTGGTCATCTTGTCGAGCAGCCCATCCGTTTCTATGTCAAATATCGTTCTGCTCATTTTCTTTCTGGAAGTTAACTGCTTCTATGAGTCGGCCAGATTCCTCGGCAAACTCAAGCGTAGCGGCGACACCATTACGGCCACACCACCGATTCTTTAACACTCGAACAGTTGTAAATTTTCCGAGTGTTGCATCCTGTTGATCTCGTTCAAGACCAATCACCATGTCAGAGAGTTGGGCAATCCCTGCACTACCCCTTAGGTGAGCTAAAGAAGTTTGTGCGCCCTCTTCATGACCCTTCCCGTCAGGTCTCTTGAGATGACTGACGATCACCAAGGCGCAGCCTAACTCTTCAACAAGGCTACGCAATTTGGTCATTGTATTGTCGATCATCCTGCGCTCGTCACCACCCTCCATGCCAGAGACAACTATGGACAAATGGTCGAGAAAAATAATTCGGCAATCGAGGGCTGTTATGAAATAGCGAATCTTCTGTAATAGATTCTCCTCACCTAGTGACCCCCAATGATCATAGGTAAAGTACGAGCCACTACCAACAGTAGCATCGAACGCTTCCTTAAACTCCTCCTCAGTTGCCGATTTCGGATCGAGGTAAATGGGTTTATTAAGGTGTAGCCCCATGATGCCCAAGGCTGTTCGCTTGGTAGACTCCTCAAGGGAGATATAGCCTACGGAATTTCCTTCCCTTAGAAGAGAGAAGCACATTTCCTTGCACACACTAGACTTACCAATGCCTGACCCTGAACAGAGCGTGGTGATCTCACCCTCACGCAGGCCCATAGTCATCTCGTTTAAGCTGGGCCACGGGTACTGGTAGGTTTTGGTTACCTCTTCCTTAGTGAGGGCATCCCAAAGATCAACCCCAGCAACGATGCCGTCAGGTCGCCAAGGTTTGGCGTTCCACATGGCATTGATTAGTTCGCCACCCTTCTTTGCCAACAGCATTTCGTTAGCATCCTTAAGCGGGAGCTTGGCAATCTTCGCGACACCTACAGGGAGGATTTGAGCGCATTTCTCAGCAGCCTCAGTACCCACCTTATCGGTGTCGAACATGATGACAACTGATTCAAATTTCTGAAGCCACTCAAGGTTTTCTTTGAATGCCCGTACAGCACCAGCAGCACCGTTTGGAACCGACACAACAGGCCACTTATTATCCTGTATTTGAGAGCAAGAGAGTGCGTCAATCTCGCCTTCGGTCACGATCACTTGCTTCATGGATCGAGCCGAGTTCCAAAGCCAAGAACCATACAGCGGGAGCTTCCCCTTCCCAAGTTGCATGAAGTCTTTATTGGCAAACCTGACCTTCACTATGGGGAGGCTACCATTGGAAAAATAGTTGGCAACCTGAACAGGTCTCCCATTGAAGCGGCCAACCTGATACTGCCAAAATCGACAGGTAGCTTCAGTTAGTCCGCGTTTAGTTAGGGCAGCATACTCAAGGTCTTCTAATCCTTGGGTAGCTTCCACCTTGGTCACCGGCTTAGGCACTACTTCGCCTGTACCGTCATAGTCAGGGAAGTGTGCCTCACAAACAAAGCAGTAGCCATGATTGTCATCATAAACCCCCACTCCATCACTAGACCCACATTCCTTACAGGGGGCATGTTTAAGTAAATTACTGTTGTTTTCGATAGTCACTTTTAATCTCCTCTATTTCTCCGTTAAAATTTAATTCCTCTCCAATTCTTTCGCGTAAACTCCGCGTCAGGCGCATCCATGTGATGATACCAGAAGAACCCCTCAGGGTATCCAGATCATCTATGTCAACCAAAGCCTTCTTCCCGTCAGGGGTAGTGAGTAGGGCATGTGTTGCACGATGCGGTCTTAAGATAACCATGATTTAGGAATCTTTAGGCCACACCATTTGAACTCATGCTTGTCACACCAGTCTGCATAGCTTGTCGTAGACCCCGGCCTGATCTTGTGGTTAGGCTGCTGGAAGGCGAACCTAATGTCCAAGCTTGGATTCTGCTCTCTAATCAGCAGATGCTTGGTTCGATCAGACGGTAAAAAACGACCCTTAACCTCGATAAATATCATTGTCCCTGTCAGGTGAAAGTCAGGGGTATAACGATGCTTCTTGAGGTAGTAAAAAAACTCTCCTTCATAAGAGAATGGGACACCCTCTGTTTCCAGAAGATGTCCCATCCCGATTTCGAGTTTATTTTTGTATGAAGACACAATCCCAAGGAGGATAAGGTCAAGCCACTAGGATGACTACCAATCTCCTAGAAGCCTGTCGCGTCTTGCGCTTGCTCTTCACTTCCTGAAGAAGACTCAGCAACTTCTTCAGAAATTTTTTCTGGCGGTCTGTTAAGAGGAGCCTCTGTTACTTCCGCAACAAATGCGTCATCTACCACTTCAAAAGAATCTGTAGCAGACTCTCTCTTTTTGACCAGTTGTAAAACTTGGACGGCCTGTAACCGTAAGGACACGCCTGCCCCAATGGGAGCAAGATAGGCAGCAGCAGTAAACGAAACTTTTACCGCTGACCCATCACCAACCATTGTGGTGACCGGCATTAGCTGAACCTTAGAGTCAAACAGAGTGGGTTTTTGGGTGACCACATCGCCTGTCTTTGTTGTATATTGAGGTTTCATTTTGAACCTGAATGATACAATTGCGTTACCATCCTTATCCGTAATTTCATCTACGGGAAGAGGACGTTCTACCCCCTGCTTAGTGGTGGTAATTTGCGGAGCCTTGCCAGTTTTTTGAGTAATGGAATCTACGTTGTCAGCATGAAGCTTCCGTAACGTAAGTAACAACTCTTTGGCTGCTTCGGCGGGTACATCTAACGTAATCTTATAGTCTCCTAATGCGGAAAACTGGGTGTCAGGTGTAGCGAGATAAGGATATCGAGCGATTCCTTTCGGTGTAGTCAATTTTAGGTATTCCATTTTGGTCTCTACTTGTTAGTGGATGCGTGGAGTAAACCCCCGCAACTTCAAGAGGCAGCATAACACAAGGAGGATGGCATGTCAAGCCCGAAAATATCCTCTAAAACAGTAGCTAAATGTTGCTGAAGCCGTTGGCAGTCGCGAGGAGGAACCCCGTAGCAATCGTGGAGAGATAAAATATCGGGCCATTCGTCCTTAGTCAAGAGCTTATGCAAAATCGCAGAGTCATAAGCGTGTACCCGATTGGCGGGTAGAGATTGGCGAGCGGCCTTGGCATGTAGTTTGTCTAGGATAGGTGTGTTAACTCTGGCACACACTCTCTCGTTGTTAATCGAAGTGCGTACCAAGGTGGAAGCCTGTCGGTAGTATAGGTTAACCACGGGGAACCCTGAGGGGCTAGTCCATGATAGTAGCTC